TGGACTCAAGATAATACTAAAATATCTAACTGGGATACCGCATACGGTTGGGGTGATCATGCCTCTGTTGGTTATACTACAACTGATACTACATATTCTGCTGGTACTGGAGTTACTCTTACTGGTACTACATTCAGTTTAACAGATACTGCTGCTAAGTGGACTCAAGATAATACTAAAATATCTAACTGGGATACTGCCTATGGTTGGGGCGATCATAGTACTGAAGGCTATGCGACTGAAACATATGTCGGAACTCAAATTAGTAACCTGGTGGATGCATCACCGGCTACACTAGATACTTTAAACGAATTAGCGGCAGCATTAGGGGATGATCCTAACTTTGCTACTACGGTATCAACAAGTATTGGTACTAAATGGACTCAAGATAATACTAAAATAGCCAATTGGGATACTGCATACGGTTGGGGTAATCATGCGACTGCAGGTTATGCTGCATCGAGTCATGTTCACAGTTATCTACCTCTAGCAGGTGGTACATTATCAGGTAGTCTATCATTAGGAACCAACGATATTACTTCGGTTGGAACTATTACTGCTACTCAATTCTCGGGCGGACTCTTCGGTGATGTTACTGGTAACGTTTTAGGTAACGTAACAGGTGATGTGAGTGGATCGTCTGGTACTGTATTAAGTCTAGGCGGACATACCACAACAGACTTAACCGAAGGTACTAACCTATACTTTACAGACGAAAGAGTAGATGATAGAGTTGCTGCTTTATTAGTTGCTGGTACAAATATTACATTATCATATAACGATGCAGCTGGTACATTAACTGTTAATTCATCAGGTAAAACACAAGAAGAAATAGAAGATATTGTTGGTGGATTATTAGTTGCTGGAACGGGTATCGGTTTAGTATATAATGATGCTGGCGGTGCTTTAACTGTAACCAACACAGCAGTCGGGGCAAACGCATTTGGCAATATTGCTATCTCGGGTCAATCGACCGTAGCTGCTGATTCAACAAATGATACTCTTACTCTGGTTGGTGGTACAGGTATTACTCTTGTTACTGACGCTGGAACAGATACTATTACTATTACTAATAGTTCTCTGGGCGCAAATGCATTTGGTAATATCACAGTTAGTGGACAAGCAACTATAGCTGCAGATTCAACAGGAGATACTCTTACACTTGTTGCTGGCGCTGGCATGATTATAACAACTGCAGCCGGCACAGACACTATTACTATTTCAGGTAATGCTGCAGTTGCACCTTTTGTTACAGAACTATATGTGGCCACCGGCGGACAAACAACCTTTGCATTAACTAATACACCACAATCCGAAGACAGTATGATGGTTTTCATTGATGGTGTCTATCAGAATAAAAATTCATATGTATTAACAGGAAGTAGTTTAGTCTTTGATTCTGCTGTACCAATAAACAGTGAAGTAGTATTTCATATTGTACAGGCTGCTGTAAACGGGACTGGTAATAACCTAGACACATTCACGGGTGATAATACTACTACAGATTTTACTCTAACCATTGATCCTATTAGTGAAAATAATGTATGGGTATTCTTAGATGGGGTCTATCAAGAGAAATCTGAATTTAGTGTAAGTGGTACTACGTTGTCCTTTGTTACTGCACCAGCAAGTGGTGACTCAGTAGAAGTTATAACACCTACTATTACAGCAGTTAATGCGCCTTCAATAGATTCTATTAATTCTGTTACTATGTTTAATGAATCTAATATAGTACCTAATACTGTAACAACTACAACCTTTGGAACAACGAGTGCTACAACTATTGCATCTCATAGTGCATCAACATATAGAACAGTTAAATATCTTGTGCAATGTACACAGGGAACAGATTACCATTCAACAGAAATTAATTTAATCCACGATGGAACCACGGTATATCTTACCGAATACGGTTCACTATGGGATAATGCTGCATTAGGAACATTCGATGCTACTATTTCTGGAGGCAATATCTTATTACAAATGACAGCGGGGAGTGCGTCAAGTATGACTACTAAAGTTATATCAACTGCAGTTCCTGTATAAATACTATTACAATAACATCGGTGGAGAGTGAAACCAGATGGCAAATAAAAACTTTACAGTAAAGAACGGACTAGAGGTTGGTGGTCAAGAGGTCATTACCTCTGCTGGTGTATTAACTAACTCTGCATTTCCTACTGCGTTAGCTCCTACATTTACTGATCTAACATTAACGGGATCTTTATCTGGTACTCTTGCTTCTAGTGTAACAGGTACTACCCAATCTGCGGGGGATAATTCCACCAAGATTGCTACTACAGCTTATATTGCTACTGCTGTAGCTAACCTCGTCGATTCGTCTCCTACTACATTGGACACATTAAACGAACTAGCTGCAGCATTAGGCGATGACCCTAACTTTGCTACTACTACAGCTACAGCTATTGGTTTAAAAGCTCCAATTGCTTCTCCTGCATTTAATTCAGGAACAGGTAACGTTGTGGCTTCATTTACTTCTACTGATACTATCGCAGCTATACAACTAGTAGATAATAATGGTAATGTAGAAATCGGCGCAGTAGGAAATGACTTTCACGTGATGAATGCTGGAGGTGCTGCTAAGTTAGTCGTGCTTAATAGTGGCAACGTTGGTATCGGAGTTACTAATCCAGGGCAAACTTTAGAAATACACAATTCTGATGCATCAGATTATACTGACTTTGCTTTACGAGGTACTGGCCATAAATATGTTATTGGAGTTGGAAACGATTCTGTAGCTACCGTAAATGATAAATGGTATCTATACGATAATGATAATACTGCGTTTAGAATGGTAGTAGATACATCAGGCAACGTTGGTATCGGAACAAGTACTCCAGCCGCTTCGCTCCACATAGCCGCCACCAATAACAATAATAATGGAATTATGAAACTGGGAGCAAGAACTTGGTTTAGTCATACTGACGAAGGCCAAACACATACATTTCTTGCAAATGATTACAACGATAATGCTGCTCAATTTGGTATAAGGATGAAAGGAGTCGCAGAAAGCGATGAAAAATTCACAATACTTGGTAGCGGCAACGTTGGTATTGGTACTAGTTCGCCTGCCGCAAAGCTGCATTTAAACTCTTCATCAACAACAGCAATTGTGTTTGATAGTGATACGTCTACACAGAATTATGAGTTAGGTATTGGATATGGTGGTGTAGGTACAAGCTCTTTTTATCTGTACGACAATACCGCAAATGCAGCCAGATTAGTAATTGACAGCTCAGGGAATCTGTTGGTGGGAAACACTGTTGTAAACCCAGCAAGCGGCTTTAGCACTCAAAGGGGCTTTGGCTACGCAGGAGCTACAGGAAAAGTTGAAATTGCTACTACAGCAAACGATTCAGTTATGGAGATTGGTAAGAACAATGCCACCGATGGAAGCCTTCTTGTTTTCAGAAAGCAAGGCACAGTAGTGGGGAGTATTGGTACTGCTTTTGGCGAACTAACTATAGGTAATGGTGGTTCTGGTCTTATGTTTGTGGACGCAGGGCCAGACAGAGTTCTGCCTACAACATCCACTGGAGCTGCTGCGGATGGATTGATCGACTTAGGTGATAATGACGACCGCTTCAAAGACCTATACCTATCAGGCGGTGTCCGCAACGTAAATGGGGATGGCTTTAACGCAGGTACTGAAAATGGCGAACCTATACTTATACCAGCAGACACTAGCGGGCCGCTTAACAATCAAGGCTCATTAGGACACCCAAGTTACCGTTGGAAAGACGCTTACCTCTCAGGCACTATTGCTTTAACAACAGCAGACAATGCGTCTGCGGCTAATATGTTTGTCAGCCCATCTACTGACTTTTTATATTTAGAGCATCCTGCTAACGGCATGATATTTAGAAATACGTCTGGCGCAGAACGCATCCGCATCTCCTCCAGCGGCAAAGTTGGTATAGGCAACGTTGCGCCATTAGCTCGTATGACTATAGGTTCATCACAGGGAAATAGTTTAGAGTTTTCATACGACACATCTAATGGTTATAGAAATAATATTTCAAATTACTGGAATTCTGGTGCCGATACTAGAATGGATTTTAATATAGGACGTGTTGCCAATGTTGCTCCTGTTACTGTGATGTCAGTCGGGTACAACAATAACGTCGGTATCGGAACAGCTTCTCCCGGCGCTAAGTTAGAGATTAAAGATGGCGATCTCTGGTTAAATGCAGCTAGTAGTGGAGACCCTGAAATTTTCTTTGTTGATGATTCGGGTGTGGGAACTGCAGGTGCAAAAATTAGATACGGCAATAGTGACGGTAATGTATACTTTGATCACAAGTGGGACAATGCAGGTTCTGGATTCTTTTTTAGAAACCGGGTAGATGGTACTGCGTTAAATACTATGGCGTTAGTAAATGGTATAGTTACTATGCCTTATCAACCGGCATTTAGTGCTTATGCAAATACTAACGAGACAACGGCCGCTGGTGCCACTGCTCCATTTACCGCGACTATATTTGACCAAGGTGGTAATTATAGTACCGCCAATCGCCGTTTTGTTGCACCAGTGGCTGGAATATACCAATTTTCTACATATACTAATGCTAATGGTGTATCAGCTGGGGGTTCCATGTGGTGCGCTTTTGCGGTGAATGGCGCTTATAGAGGAGCATATATGTATCTAGTAGTCCCCACTGGAGCCACTTGGGTGTTGATAGGTGGAACACAAACTATCAAATTAGCAGCAAATGATTATGTAGAGGTTAAAGCAGGGGTTGCTATGCACTGGGATTACGGAAGTGCCGCATGGAGTAATTTCTCAGGACACTTAGTAGGATAACAAAGGAAAAAATATGAATATTACAATTGAACTAACAGAAACACAAGAAAAAGCATTGGCATATGTTGCGGTATCACCACAAGAGTGGGCAGAGAATGTAGTGCATAACAGATGTCGGATAGCAATAGACGAAATCTATACTATGGAAGTCGCTCGTATGACTGCAGACCCAGACATTACAAGTATCCCAGCAGATAAAGATACCGTAGTACTTGCTGCAGATATTCAGTCAGCAGCAGAGCGTAATGCTTCGCAACAAGAAAACCTAATAGGTTAAAGGATATATAAAAGATGGCATTAACTAAAATAACAAGTAATATGATAGCTGCAGGTGCTATTGATTCTACACATATTGGTGGAATCAATACAGCTGATGTATCAGAAACAACTAACCTGTATTTTACTGATGCTCGCGCGGATGCTCGAATAGCAGCTGCAAATACTGGAAACTTAACCGAAGGCTCGAATCTATACTTCACCAATGCAAGAGCAGATGCTCGAATTGTAAATGCTGGTAGTGTGAACTGGAATACTGCGTATGGTTGGGGAGATCATGGTACACAAAGCTATGCTACTCAAACATATGTAGTAACTCAAATAACTAATCTTGTTGATTCATCTCCTACTACTCTGGATACGTTGAATGAACTAGCAGCAGCTCTTGGTGATGACCCTAACTTTGCTACTACTGTAACAAACTCTATTGCTGCTAAGTTACCTCTTGCTGGTGGTACGCTGACTGGCACACTTGTAGTTCCTGCAGTTACTGTAGGCAATTCAAGCATAGGTAGTAACTCATCACACCTTGCTAATATAACTATTAATAATAACGGTTACATAGGAACAACCTACGACTCTACATCACTCAACTTTACAACAGCGGGGGACTTAGTTGCTACAGGCAAGTTGGGAATTGGTACTCCTGTTAATACTGCTCCAAGTGTCCGCCTAGAAGTAGGTGACGGAGTTAGTTCTGAAACAATAAAAGTTAATGCGGGTACAGGATGGGCTGACCTTAGATTACACAGTGCCTCCACTAACGGAGGTAGTATCTATTTTAATGATGGGGCTGACGCAGGACAGCTTTTCTATTACCACGCTGATGATTCTATGCGGTTCCATACTGCCACTACAGAACGCATGCGCATAGACGCATCAGGCAAAGTTGGTATCGCTGAAGGTGGAGTAATCTATGCAAGCAGATTTTCAGCAGGGAAGCCAGCCAATCATGTACCAGGTGCTGCACTTACATCATCTCCGCACGCATTTTATTCAGAAGCTGAGTTAGGGGGTACAACAGGCAATGATCAAAAAATAGCTGTGTTCGCTGGGTCAGATGCAACAAATGTTTCTGGTCTAGCTTTATACCGATATAGGAGATCTACTGGTACTAACTGGACAACAGATGGGTTTTCTTTAAGACAAGAAGTAGACGGCACCGCAAATATTTTTAATTATATGAACTTTGCTGGTGGCAACGTGGGTATCGGAACAGATACTCCAACAGCAAAATTAACTGTAGCTGGCGACCTAACTATCGGCACTGGAACCCAGGCAGTTAATGGTGATGGTACCCTAACAATACGAAAAGGCGATGCTTTTGCAGGTTTAGACTTTCAGTCTGCAAGAACAGCGGGCAATATAGGCGGCACAAGATTCTATAATACATCTAGTACTTCTGTACCCGCCGCTCAATTTTTAATAGAGGTGGATGGTTCTTATAATTTTTACAACGGCACGAATGGGGCGCAAAATAGATTAAAAATAGACGCATCCGGCAACGTTGGTATCGGAAGAACTAATCCAACAGCACCTCTAGAAGTATTCTCTGGAGAAATTGCAACTGGTGCTAACAAGGGGATTAGACTAGTTAATAACAGTGCGTCCAAGATGTACAGTATAAGAACGGGTATCGTTGGAGCTGAAAACACGTCATTTGCTATACATGATGATACTGCTTCAACCAATAGATTAGTAATAAGCTCGGCAGGCAACGTGGGTATAGGGACGAGCCCAGATGGTGCGAATGGAAGACTACAAGTTGCAGGTGGTATCTCTACAACAGGAAACTCTGAAATTAGACAAAGCACCAATAGTGATGGAAGCACGTTAAAAATTATTGCCACCAATGTAGTTGTGGGTCATACAAATGCCATTGGTTATAGTTACAGTGGTGGCGGGCTACTCGCGGCAGTTTCTACAAGTGGGTCAACAACGGTACTAGATGCTGGCGCATATGATACTTCTAACGGCCATAGACTTAAAATTATAAACGATGGTAGTGGTATTAGCGGCTCTTTGGAATATCTTGCTGGAGCTACCCCACTGTTAAAAGTTGTTAGCAGTTCAGGTACTGTATTGGTTGGCCATTCCAGTGGCAATACAGGAGCTAGATTTGAAGTAAGAGGTAATCAGACTAGTCATCTTAATGCCATGACCAGCGGTAACGCGTCAATTGTTGGTTCAGGGATTCCAGGACAAATAGCAGAAGGGGTTCTTGCGCTACCAGCTGGGTCTTTAGGTACACAAGTTACAATACCGGTATATTCTCAATCAAATTTATGGCGACAGTATGTAGTAGAGATATGGGTTAGTACTGCAGAGTATAATTATAGTACTAACAGAGGCGGAACTTGGAAAGGACAATTTGGATCTCTGACATCTATTAATGGTTTGGCTACTTTAGAGGGTCCAACGGGGAATATATCTAGTGTTACTGCCAGTGGCTCTAACCTTCTAGTAAACTTTACTGCTGGTTACATTGCAGGTCTGGCCAACTACGAAGGAGTTTATTTGTATTATAAGGTTTTAGGCGGGGCCCCTTCATATTTCCAAGCTTGGAATGCAACCCTCAATTAAGGAGAAATAAATTATGGCACAAGAAATAAGAGTAGCATATAGAGATGCTGATAAGAGCATACAGGGGTTTATTGGGGCTGAAATAGAATATGAAGTAATCATAGGACCTAAATTAGCAGAGGATGGTGTATTAATAGCTCCAAATATATTATCATTTAATGATGATTATACAATAACTAATGCAGACTTATCAGTTAATTCTAGTGGTGTGGCAGTTAGAGCACAATAACTTTCAATTCACCAACCAATAATATTTGGCATTAGATTTATATAGTATAAATAGTAATATAACTAGACAAACATAGGGTTTAACCGATATGGTTACTAAGGTAAAATACATAGCGGATGGCGTTGTAAACGCGAGTCAGATTACACTTACAACAGCATCTACAGGAGATAATACAACCGCTCCAGCAACAACTGCATTTGTTCAGCAGGAAATGGCAGCGCTAGTTGATTCATCTCCTGGTACGCTTGATACCCTTAATGAACTAGCTGCTGCACTCGGTGATGATCCTAACTTTGCTACTACTACAGCTACAGCAATAGGTCTTAAAGCTCCTTTGGCTTCTCCTAATTTTACGGGCACAGTAAATATATCCGCAAGTCAGGCCGTATTGACAATAGCTTCATCCTCTACCTCCAGTGGAAATGAAGGAGAGTTACTACTATCCCACGCGGGTCATAACTCATTTGAAATAAAAGGGGGTTCTGACTTAGCTTTTTCTTCTGATGGCGGAGTAAATGAAAGAGTAAGGATAACAAATGCCGGCAACGTGGGTATCGGTACTACTTCGCCTGCTGCAAAACTTCATGTAAGTGGATCGTTTGGAAGTCAATTTAGACTTCAAGAAACAGCTGGCACTTACTTTGACATTGCGTCTGGTGGTCGCTTTGATTTAAAAAATGCGGCAGGAACAACAATTGTTTCTATTGCACAAAGCGGCTCACCAGTTGGAACACAGTTAAACCTAGACAGCGCAGGGAACCTCGGTTTGGGAGTTACTCCTAGTGCTTGGTTATCTGGGTACAAAGTATTTGAGATGCCTCAGCTATCCCTATTTAGTGGCGGTGGCGGTGGCGGGTTCTTGTTAGGGAACGCATATCTAAATTCGTCTGCACAATTTATTTATAAGGTTTCAGGATTAGCTGCTGCATCATATAACAATCAGGGCGGCTCTCACGTTTTTAGTATCGCCCCATCAGGCACAGCAGGTAGCGCTATTAGCTTTACTCAGGCGATGACGCTAGACAACGCAGGCAACGTCGGTATCGGAACTAGTTCGCCTAGTGCTAAGTTAACCGTTGCTCTACCATCAGGAACAAATGGCGATATTATTAATATGGCAAGGTCTGGTGGTGCTTATGACTTTAATTTAGGGGTGGATGAAAACAGCGCATGGTATTTATCAAATGCTTCTGATGAAAAGCTTTTAAATGTTACGTATACAGGCAAAGTCGGCATCGGAATAAGTTCTCCAACTCAAAAACTCGAAGTAGCCGGAACAGCCCTCGTAGAAAACGCAAAATTAAAAGCAATCGCTGCAAGCAACTCAGACACAGCAGTTGACGTATTCATCTATGACACACGCAAAGATAGCGATGGTGGTGCATGGAGAAAGCGCACACAGAACACAAGTTGGTATAACGAAACACTGAACACATCTACTCGTGGGGCAAGAAAAGAATTTCCTTGTGTTGCTGTGATTGTGGCAGAAAATGGATCAGGCGGAGGAGTTAGTATCTATGACGGAGACGACCCTGACTTGCCTCTATGGATGAAGTTTAGTAACTCGACTAGTGGTTGGAATACTGGTTTAATACCCTTAGGGGGAGGCACAACACATATTACTGCTGCATCAGCGAAAAACGGTCAGCTTTCAGTTTCGACGACGACCAACAGTCTCGGACTTTTAGTTATAAGTTTTATAGAAGACATGACAAGGGCTTATCTTAATGTGAACAGTTATGGAGGCATTGATACTGCTCCTTTATCGCTGAGAAACACTACAGGCCACACTTTTGCAAATAATCAGGCAGGAGGTAATACTCTGCCTTTGCTTGTCAATTTAAATATCAACGATGTAGCCATGACAGTTCTTCCCAACGCACCTATCGACGCTGACACTGGACTGCCTGTGCCAACCATAGCGGTTGCTACTAATGGCGGTGTGAGTGTTATTAAGGATGATGGGACTGTTATTAATTTTACAGGTGCTACTAATTATGATGTCACAAATAAAATAATATTTACTTCAGATCATAGACTTCGTTTTACTATGGACTCGGGTAATGATAGATTCTTCCGAACCTTCAATCTTCCTTCCGCAACAGTTGCAGTTAATCAATGGGACGGCAGTTACGATGATGGCATTACCGGATACTTAAATTATGGATCTAGTGGTGATATCTGGATGGGAGGTTATATAACTGCAATGACCGAGAATGATGTTGCTAATGTGACTGGCTTAATTCGTTTTGAAGAAAATGTAACAACACCTAGAGCGAGCTTGGCCGCTTATATCAGCTCAACATATAACACAGGTTATGTGATTGGACATAATATGTTAGCCACCCTTTCGGATACTGATACGACGAATGCTGTTGGCACAGAGTTGGTTACGAATGGTACTTTTGATAGTGATGTTAGTGGGTGGAGCGCAAACAATGGAGCTACTATTGTTTGGAACGGCTCTGGTGATCAGACCGCTACAGTCACATCAAACGGAGTAAATGTATGGAATGGAGCAACGCAGACCCTTACAGGATTAGTGGTCGGTAAGACTTACATTCTCACAGCCGATATTATCACATCTAGTAACTGGGGCTCTATTAGCTTTAGTGCAGGTGCAAACAGTGGTTTAAAGTATGGCACATACACTTCGTGGAATGGCGGAAGTGCTTTCCCGATGAAAGCAGTAGCTCAATTTACAGCATCCGCAACTTCGGTCACTGTAAGCATTGATAGTTTGAATACAACCATTGCAACTGTTACTAAAGTAGATAATATATCAGTACGCCTCGCAGAACAAGACCGCAGTTACTATGGCAAAGGTCTCCAAGTATTCGGCACAATCACTAAAACTGCTGTTGCAACAGGTGCTGACCTTGTGGGATACAGTGGGTTTAGTGCTAATAACTATCTGTTACAACCATACAACAGTGACTTGAATTTTGGTACGGGCGATTTCAGTATATCTGCTTGGGTTCAACTACCAACTGTTGGCAGCCCCACTAGAGGGATAATCTGTGAACGTGAGGGTACCGATTATAGCTGGCAATTTTTCCAATATAATAGTCGCTTTTATTTTTACGTAGGAAGTTCTTCTGCTCCTGCTTATACATCACAAGCCTACTCTAGTTATGGTATATGGTATAATGTAGTTGTAGGTGTTAAAAACGGAAAGATTTTCATCTATGTAAATGGAGAATATAATATAGAAGTGGCAGGAACACCAACGACAGTAACCGCCACAGATGCAGTTCTATCAGTCGGAGTACAAACAAACGCAACAAGCGAGCCATTTACTGGTGGACAAATAGCCCTCCTACGCATCTCAGCAACAGCACCGTCCGCCGAACAGATCGCCAAAATCTACAACGATGAGAAGTTCCTATTCCAAGAGAATGCAAAGGCTACTCTTTACGGTTCTTCAGATGCAGTCACGGCACTCGCATACGATGACGATACTGAACTGCTTCATGTCGGAACAAGTGCAGGTCGATCAGTATTCCAAGGACTAAATAGAGTAGATAACACAACAGATGCTGTAGGTACTGCTATCAGTGCAAGCAACGGCCTAGTGGCAGAGGATTAATAATGGCAGTTAAATTTACAAAACCTGAAATCAATGTAAGAGAGAAACTTTCAGAACTCGACAAGCCTTCAGGAATTGCCGGAGAGGCGATGCTACGTGCTGAGACCCCGCAGGAACAGTTTAATCTGATTGGTGCTGGTCGTAGGAATCTTGTTATTAATGGTGATATGGCCGTATGGCAAAGAGGCACTTCATTTGCTGGAACGGAGCCCTCTACTTTTTCCGCAGATAGATGGAATGTAAGCTACGAGGATGCTACAAACACAAGAACTGCATCTCGGTCTACAATAGTTCCCGATGGGTTTACATATTCTATGGAGATAGTTGGTAGCGGTGGCCAATATCCATCAACGGGAGTAGAATTACCTGTAACTGGAAAAGGAGGGATATTTGCTAAAGGCAAAAATTTTACATACAGCCTTTACAGCGATGCTCCGTCGGCACCATTATTATACGTTCTTTTCAGAGATAATATTCATGGATCGAGCGGTAGTCAAGTTGCGATATTGATCGGTAAAGAAATGTTGGTTATCGAAAGCGATTGCGGTAACGGATTCAAAAGATATGCGATTACCTTTCCTATAACTGGTATTCCTGTTGCAGGAAACCAATGTTTAACTATTGCACCTAGATTTGGTAATACAATCATCGATGAAACATACAGAGTTACTGGTTGTCAACTAGAAGCTGGCAAAGTCGCCACCCCATTCGAGCATCGTTCATACGGAGAAGAACTAGCGCTATGTCAGCGTTATTATGAGAAGTATGACCAAACCGCAAATTTTTACGCGGCGGTAAGTGTTAGTGATACTCCTCGAATTAATGGCACTTGGAATGTGGCCAAAAGGGCAGCACCTACCATGACTAATAATGGAGGGTGGGGGATGGCTGGAACTATTTATGGATACGAAGGTTATCATGCAACTGCCGGCGATAGACTAGTACCCTCTTGGACAGCGGATGCGGAGCTATAATTATGATTATTACAACAGTAAAAACACAAGAAAATGGATACTTAGTTAATGATATTATGTCAGTGCCTAATGACCCCGCGAATAGGGACTATCAAGCAATCCTTGATTGGATTAACGAAGGTAATACGCCCACTGGTCCAGACGTCATTCAGCCAGACTACGTTGCACTACGTACAGGTCCTGACGGGTATGCCTCTACAGGTGAACAATTAGGAATGATTGCTGACGGCACCCAAGCGGCTCACGTAGCAGATGTTAAGACACGATTTCCTAAGACCATTACAGGTGGAACTACTATCGGCGATGTTCCTCAAGATATACTAGACGCTGCAGCAGCAAAACAGTTTGCACAGCAATTAGCTGAATACAATACAGCAGTTGCTAGGTTAGCCCTGTATGTATTATCAGAAGGTCGTGCAGAAGTTAAAGGAATACAAGAAACTGGAGAGCAGGTATACAACGAAGAAACAATGGAAATGGATAATGTAATGCAAGAAGTTGTTACGGTTTCTGCAATCGAACCTTTAGTTGCTACAATAGAAGTAACTACTTATGATATGGAAACAGATACGAGTACAACAGAAACAGTTACAAACCCATTAATCACAAAAGACAACGAAGAAAGAGCAGCTGCACAAGCTATTGTTGATGCATATCCAAATTAATATAACTAAGAGAAATAAAAGATGGCATTAACTAAAATACCAAGTAGTTTAATCGAACAAGCCAATCAGAGTATTACCTCTAGTATGATAGAGGATACTTTAGACTTGACATCGAAGACAGTTAGTGTTGCAACGGCTACGGCTGGTGATAATGATACGACTGTAGCAAGTACAGCATTCGTTGCTAGTGCTCTTGCGGCTTTAGTTGATTCATCTCCTACTACACTGGATACCCTTAATGAATTAGCAGCTGCATTAGGTGACGATCCTAACTTTGCTACTACTACAGCTACATCATTAGGTCTTAAAGCTCCTTTGGCTTCTCCTGTATTTACTGGCACCATACAGGCTAATGGGCTTGCTATTGCTGGAAATTTAAATTTAACTGGGTTACTTGCTTTGACAGGGACAAGAGGGACTTTTATTGATTCCTCTGAAAACTCTACTATCCCAAACATTTTTGCAACTAACGATGCTGTGGGAGATTTTTCTCAAGAAGCAGGTCATCTTGTCATTCAGCCTCGGGTGCATACTTCAGTATATAGAGACATTATTTTTGCGGGAGGTATTAATAACGCCAAACGCCTTATGACTATTCAGGGTGAAGGTGATATCAGCTTTTATGAATCAACGGGCACGACTGCAAAACTGTTCTGGGACGCTTCTAGTGAATCATTAAGTATTGGCACAAATGGCAGCACAACCGATAGAAGATTCCAAGTATCCGGATCCGCGGCGAGCACTGCTACAACTCAATTTGGTATTGTTGCTAACCCAACATACCCTACTAATGTTACTGGCGATGTCTATAACTTATATTCCCAACCTAATGTAGCATCTGGAACAACACTTACTAGCCTATACAATTTATATCTAGGAGCAACTGGTTTAAGTGGCTCTACTATTACTAACCTATATGGGGTATATCAAGCAGGAGCATCTGAGAAAAATTACTTTGCTGGCAACGTAGGTATCGGAACAACTGCTCCTGGATACAATTTGCACGTGGAAAAATTAAGTGCAAGTGAAAACGTAGATTTATTAGTTAGAAATACAGGCACAGATGGTACCTCTAACAGTAGAATAATGAGTTATGTTTCAGGAGCTTCTGGAGGGGACCCCAAAATAGGTTTAGGTGTTACCGGAGTTCGTGATTATTTTTTCAGAATAGATAATAGCGACTCAGATAAACTAAAATTAGATACAAATGGCACTGATATAGTAACAATTGATAACAGTGGCAATGTTGGTATCGGAACAAGTTCTCCCACGGCTAACCTAAGTGTTGGTTCTACTACAACAGCTACTGGTGATGTTACATTACGCACAACTAAAACAACTTTCAGCATAACACCAAGTAATACAGATGCTGGTGGCGTTGAATTGGGAGTAGGTTGGGTTGCTGGCGGTCAAGGGCCAATGAAATTTAGTGTTGGCACAGAAAAAATGCGCATAGACTCCAGCGGCAACGTGGGTATTGGTACTAGTTCGCCTAACACTCTACTTCATGTTAATGGACAAGCTAAGTTTGAAAATAATATTACCTTAAATGAAAACACCCCAGCATTAATTATCCCTAATGGTGATTTTAGAATATTTACTGGGGGTGCCGAAAAAGTGCGCATAAATGCCTCAGGCAATTTGGGTTTGGGTGTGGTTCCCAACACTGGGTGGAACTCCACTTATAAAGCATTACAGGTAGGTGCTTCTGGAGCGTTATGGTCAAACACAAGCTCCTCCGCAACATTACTGTCTAATAACACAGTATTCAACACCAACGGTAGTCGCTATCGTTTAGTTGCGGGAGCCGCAGCAGAGCTTTATTTGACTGGGAGTGGGGTTTTTGATTTTAGATCCACCGCCACTAGCGGTGCAGCAGACGCGAT